AGCTAAATACATCTGCAAGCAAGCCCATGCTATTCAAGCCTTCCTAAATCAGAGTCAAGCGCGCCCGGTGACGTGGGTTGCGTGTCGGGACATTCCATGTCCTCGGGCATGGCGGGGAAACTGCTATCCCATCGCTCTTCAATATCGAACGGCTCCACACCAAAGAACTTGCGCAGCCGCTCCCATAGCGTCATCGTCGATCCGCCATGCGGTCAATCTTTTGCTCAACACGAAGAAGCAGCGCCTTTGCATCGACCATCTGCGATTCAACCGCCGCCAGCCTCTCGCCGATCTTTTGCGACTCAAGCAACGATATGCGCCGCTCGTTCTCGACCGTGCGCGAGTTGATCGTGCTGACGTACATGACTATCCCGGCGAACTGGATAAGCATCGTTGCGATAAGCGCTATCGGGACGCGCTTGTCAAGGTGCCAGTTTTTGTTGTCGGACATGTCACTTGCCCGCTTTCGCGGCGCGCTCCGCAGCAATGGCAGCGGCTTTCACCTGATCGACGACAACCGCTTTCCTGTCCATCTTCCAAGCGTCGCGGTTCTCCCGCGTCTTCGGCAATACAGCGTGATCGACAATTTCATGCTTCGCGCCTTGCGGGACCGTGCGGGCGATTAGCTCGTCTAGGCCAAGCTCTAGCCCTTCTTCGGTCGGGTACACAACGGCAATGCCGCCGTCCGGTTGTTCGTAGATGATGACTTGCATGTGCTCTCCTAGCGATAAACGACAACGCTGACGTAGGTGGCGTCCTGCCGCGTGCCGCCGTCCGTGATTACGTCTACGGCAACCGCGCTGGTCGTCGGTGCCACACCATCCGCAAGGTGGGCATATGCCGCCGTGTTAGCCGCTGGCGTGCCTGCCGTGGCAACCGTCGCATAGTTCGCGTCGGACATGGCCGTGGTGAAGTTCACCGTGTAAGCACCGGAGCCTCGATCCGTGATTCCCGATACATTCCCGGACGCCTTGATAGACACCGTGCCAGTGCCATCAAACCGCACCCACGCCCGCGCACCATAGATCGGCGCCGATCCCGACTGCGCGCCGTCCAACTTTGCAGCGGTTACGTTGGCGTCCAGAATCCGCGTCGTTGAAACGCTGTTCATCGCCAGCTTGTCAATCGTGACCTGACCGTTGTCAATCTTCGCCGTGGTAATCGCAAGGTCGGCAATCGTGGCGGTGGTAATCGTGCTGTTCGGCAGGCCACCAGCGGTGATCGCCGTCAGACTGGTTATGTCGCCATTAGCACCAGCCTTGGCGAAACCGCCGATGTTCGTCAACTGAAACCGCGTGCCGTCATAAACAGCGGTCACCACAGCTCCCGATGGAATATCGCCCGCTACAAGCGCCGTAGTGCCCTCCTTCGTGACCGCCTTGGCCCCAAGACTGTTCACGTTGAGCGTCACCGCGCCCGTATTGGCCCCGGCAGAGACAAACCGCACTTCCATGCCCGTTGCATAAGCCGCAAGCGTAGGCGTGGACAGGGAAGCCGTAATAGTGTCCGTGCCAGATACGGACGTGAGATAGGCATGCGCGCCGTCCTGCGCCTGCCCGAAGGACATGCCATCGGTCCTAGCCGTCCCGCTACCTAGCCCGGTGATCTTGTACCCGCCGAACGGAATGTTCGCCGTTGCGGGGGACTGACCATCGCGGGTAATGGTGTTGGTCAACCCCGTAGCAAAATCCGTCATTGTGTTGTTGAACGCCGCGCTTGATATGGTCGTGCCGGTTACAGCCGGGTTTCCCGGGGTGTAAACAACGAATGATCCCGAGCCAGAGAAGGGCATGGATTTGTCCTACAAAAGAAAAAGCCGCACAATGGCGGCTTCGGAGGTGAACAATGGAAAAGTTTTGGACGATGCTGCTGATTCCGTTCTATCTCGTCATCGTCTTTACGGTGATTGGCATTCCCATGCGGTGGCTTATCAGCAAATTGCCACCCGACAGCAAAATTCGACGTCTATTGCTGATGCGCATTGGCTGACACAACGCCAGCAACACCCGGCATAGCCTGCAGCAAGCGCACCAATTCTTCCGGTGGCAACTGCTTGCGAACTGCTGGCGGCAACTGATTGAATATCCGCGTTGCCATCCCGGGCCGCGCCGCCGATTCCATAAGCCTCGCAGCAGCCTGCGGGTTCAACAGCGCCTGCGCCATGTCGCGCCTGATCGCCTCGTCTGCGTTCTTGTAGGCCATGCCGCCGACAGCTTGCGCGCCCTTAAGCAGCATCGTGCTCATTGGCGCAACGCCCGGAATCGCCCCGCCGATTGCTTTGACTGCGCTAGGCATGCCTACCGCCTCGGACAAGTTGTCCATGGCAAAATTCTGGAACGTGTTGGAACCCGGGCCGCGCCCCAAGTCCTGCGCGTTCACCTTGCGCGCCAAGTCTCGGGCGACGTTCTCAACCGATTGCATTTGCGCCGGAGACAGAACATTTTTCATGGTCGCGCCGCTCATCCCGGTCGCATTAGCCGCAACGGCATCGCCATTGCGCAGCGCCTGGGCATACTTCGCAGCCGTTTCCTTGCCGAGCGCTCCATAGTCGGACAGGGCCGGGGCGGCTTTCTCTAGCAACTCTTGCCCGACCTGCATCTGGTTGATCGGCTTGGATGCTTGCGCAAACGCCGCCTTTGCCGCTGCATATTCCGGGATGCTCTTGTCCAACCACTGCTGGAACATCTTGTTCGTGCTGTTCGCCGTGCCTGCCGCAGCCTTGCCGGTGTACGACGCGGAGCCATATTCCCCCGCCTCGTCTAGCGCCTTTTTGATGTAGTGCGCGCCCTCGCCAATCAGGCCGATAGGTTGCCCGTTCTTGTCGCGAAAAAAGATGTCGTCAAGCCCGCCATCCTTCGCCAGCTTTTGTGCTTGGGCGATGGCGTCCTTGAATTGCGGGCGCTGCATCAACGACTTGAAAAAGCCATCAACCGGAGCCATGCCGACATCAGCCTGTTTGTAGAGCGCGTCCGCCGCAGCCTCCCGGGCCTGCTTGGCTGCTGCCATCTTCGCAGGATCGCCAGCAATGTCCCGCAACACATTTAGTCGCGCTCCGGCTTGTTCCATGCCGCGATGCGCGTATGCCTCTGGATCGGCTGCACTCATGGCGCGCTGCAAAGCAGCAATTCCGCCACTGTCCGCCACTTCTGCCGCCGTTGGGTTTGACCCCGGGACAAGCGGTTGACCGCCGCGCATATTTCTTGCCGCGATTGCCGCATCGTCGCCCGCAGCGCGGTTCATTACGCGCCCGATGATCTTGGAGCGCCCGCCCTGCGTCAGCGGTTCAGACGCCGCCTTGAGGGCGCCAAATACACGCGGGATGGCCTGCCCCGCAGCGCCACCAGCGGCACCGAGCATGCCCGCCATGCTTCGATCCGACACATTCCCCGGCGTAGTCAGGGCATTGGCAACCCCACCAATCAGCGCCGCGCCGGTGACGGTGTTTGCGCCCGGAATCAACGCGGTAGGTGCAAACGTGGCGGCACCACCAGCGATATTGCCGATTTTCCCGCCTGTCGTTTCGGCTAGCGCCTGATCCCGCGCCTTCGCTTCGTCAACATCGCTCTGACTGACCTTACCGACCAATTGACCCACACCCCGCGCCGCATTGGTCATTGCCATACCGGCACCAGCGGCGAACCGGCTCCAAGCGCCCATGTCTTTCGTGGGCGAATACTTCTCCCGGTCATCGGCCAGCACGGCGGCGCGCTGCGCCTGCTTTTCGGAACTCTCCCCGAAGTGCTTTTGCGCGTAGGCCAGGACGGCATCCTGTGAGGCGCCATCGGGCACCGTCACCACGAACTCTTTGCCATCGGGCGACGTGATGCGAAATTGCGGCATGTCAGTTCACCGGGGTAATAGACCAGCCCGCCGCCTTCCCGTCTGACGGGAATATATCGAAGCCCTTGAGTCCGTAATTCTTGCGGGCATAGTCGTCGGCGCGCTTGAATCTGTCGATGGCCGTCCGCGCCTTCTTCTCTAGGAAGTTCGCCATTTCCTTGCGCGCCGTCGAACTGTTGGAAAGCTGCGGGACCGTCTTTTCAATGAAGTCGCGGTCGGCGTTGGATGGGTTGGCGCCAAGCATCTTGATCTTGTCCAGCACTAGCTTGCTTGCCTCTGCGTTGTACAGTTCCGAACCTACCATGTTTTTCGGCTCCACGCCAGTAAAGCCATTGATGATCTTCGCCGCCGCCAGCTTGGCGCCAGCGCCGCCACCAGAGTAAGCGCCCTTCGCCTCTGCTTCGCGCAAGGAATTGACCGTCTCCAACGTCGAAGCCGCAGATTCCGCCTGTCCGCGCCATTCGTCCAGCCGTGTCGCGTCAAGATCAGCAATCTTCTTTTCAAACGCTGCAGGGCCAGCCGTGGACAGCGTGTTAGTGATGCTGGATGCGCCCGACTTCGCAATCTGTTTCTTCGCGTCAATCAGTGGCGCATTTGGAATCAGCTTGCCAGCTCCATCGTCCACCAGCAATTCAGTGCGAGGGTTTGCTGCATCGGCCTGCTTCGGGATCGCCTGACCTTGCGGGGTTGCGCTGTAAGGGTTCACGCCCTGCCCGTTCACGAACTCCAACTTCGTCGCCTGCTGCCCGCCTACCGGCATTTCCTGCGCCGGGTTGTTCTTGTTGTACATGAACTTTTCGGGCTTGCCGGTTTCTTTGTTGAACCGCTCTCCCAACGTCCACTCTGGCGCTTTCGGGAGCATGCTGCCGAGCTTGCTTTCCAGAATCTTGCCGCCAAACCCGGCCATCATCGGGTTTTCCTGATTGCCCAAAGCAACGGCAAGCGCCTTGTTGATGTCGGGCGGCTGTTCCGGTGTAGACATGTCTGCGCCGAACTGCGCGGTATCCTGCGGCGCCTTCTCCGCTGGCGTTCCAGACAGCGCGGCGACCAGTTCCTGCGTTGACGCCTTGTTGCGTCCGTCATAGGCGCTGCGGGCCTGCTGCATCGTCGTATCCGCTGCCTCGTCGTGCTTGCGCGCCGTGTACCCCTGCAACAGTTTGGCAAGTCCCTGCGTCCAACTAGGCGGGACGTACATCTGGCCCGCCATCTGCCCCTGCAGCGGGTCCATGGACTGCTTGCGCAGCATGTCGGCAAGCATGCGCTGGCGCTGCGTCTGCTGGTTCGCCAGTTCCAGCTCGGAACCCGGCGCCATGTAGCTCGGTGCTTGTGGCATTAGAGCGCTCCGTAGTTGACCATCAGATACCCGCTCGGGTGAACCGCCACGGCATCCGGGTTCGTCTGCATGACCTCTTGCGCCATGACGCCAATCTGCACAGGCCCGCCCCACTTGTAGCGGTAGGTGTACAGGTTGTATCCGCTAGCGGTACGGCCATAGGGTTTGATGCCTTCCTTCAACCGCACATCGGACAGGAAGGAGAACGTACCGGCAGGAGCGCCCAAGGCCGCACCGCCCAAACCAAACAGGCCGTTCATGAAATTGCCGCTTGCCGCGTTCTGTGCGTTCACACCCTGCATCTGTGCGTTGTATCCCGCCTGTGTGGCACCCAACATGTCCGGGCCTGCAACCTGCCCCTGCTGCGGCGAACTGGAAAACGTTGGGTTCGTCACCTGTGCGCCGGTCCTCAAGGCGTTAAGCAGGTTCAGGTCGCGGCTGTTGAAATACTGCTGTTCCTGCAACCCTTGCTGTCGGCCTTGCTGTCCAAGGCTGATCCCTTGCAATGCGGCCTGCGAATAGGCATCGTTCTTGGTGCGCCCGAACTGGTCCATTGCGTTGTTATAAGCCTCGGAACCCTGCGTGATGCCCTGGTTCTGTAGTCGGTTCTCTAGCGCGGCCTGATCCCGGTCAAACTGCGGCTGCAGGCGGCGCATGATCGCATCTTGCCCCGTCTCGCCCGGGTTGAATGTAGCCTGCGGCAATGCCGAATCGTTCCAGCCCTGCCCGAACTGACTTGCCACCCGTTGGGTTCCAGTGTCCTGCAGTTGAGACAAGCCCATGCTTGTCTTGTTCTGCTGGTCAAGTAGCTTTTGCTGATCGGGCGCAAGGTTGACGTTAGAGGTCCACGAATCTTGATCGCCCGGGTTCTGCTGATACGTCAGAGAACCATACGGCGTGTAGGTGTTGACCCGGTTAGCTTTCGTCGCAACGCGGGAATTTTCCAGATTGCCGGTTGCGGTTTCTTGTGCCGCTGCCCGGTAATCCGGCGCCGGAGGCGCTGAGGCTTTGCCACCCATAGTTCAACCCTTCAAGAATCGACACTGCTCGCGTGTCATCGTCAAAATGTGTAGATCACCGAAGCGCCCCGCGCCCTCGATAACCGCTTCCTGCTCAAACCCTAGATGCAGATCGAACCGCATGGCGTCCACGTTGGTGGAGTCCACAAGGCCAATAATCTTGTTCACGCCCATCTGGTCGAACGGGTAGGAAAAGCAGAACCGCAGGTATTCCCGCGTCATCCAGCGCCTGCCAGGAACCGCCGCTACGTGCATCTGTACAGAACGCCCGTTGAAGTTGTCGAACAGCACCCCGGCGATAAGTTCGCCATCCTTCTCCAACCCAACGCCCTGACCCGATCCCGCGTAATACTCGCCTCCGGTGCGCCGCGCCGTCCAGCGGCACACGTCCTCGCCGAAAACCAGCCTAGACGACACCGCCGCCCTGCACCAGATAGTCAGTGGACGCCCAACGTAGCTGCTTGCCGTTCACCGCGCCCTTGATATGCGCAGCGAAGCAGAACCCAAGCCCGAAAGCCGTCTGCCACTCTTTCTTGATCGACAGATCACCACCGAAGACCGCGCTATCCCATGTCGCGCTGTCCCACACGCTAGCCGTGCTCGGGCTAAATGTCGGCGTGCCCGTTGGCGCCGTGGTATCGAAGTCGGTGTTTACGCCGATCAAAATGCCCATTTCCCCGTCCGTCGAGATGATCGGGCGCAGCATCTTGATTTGCTTCAACTGCCCCGCATTGCCGAAATACGAGAAACTCTGCTGGCCTTCGAACTCGATGTTCGTGCCGTTGTCCGCATATGTATCCCATGCCTTACACACAACACCATCGCCACCGAAGTACAGCAGATCGTTATGCAATTCAAGGCACGCGGCGTTCCAGCCCTTGAACCTGCACCACGCCCCGCTGGTCGTGTTCATCACAAGCTGATATGACACGCTGGAACTTATCGGCACGTTGATCATCAACATGCTTTCCTGCGGGAACAAAGCCGCCTCCCACCCGAAATTAGCGCCATACGTCACGGCATATTCACCCATGACGTGCTGAATCCGGTCGGTCAGCGTCTCGCGTGAATTGACCCGCGACGACATCAACGACTTCGACAATGGCAACAGGCCATCCCGGCTAACAATGGTCAAGTCCCCGGCGTACTTCATGAAGCAGCGCCGCCCAATCGGTGCGCCGATGTCATAGACGCCGATCAGCGCCCATGTCGCGGCACTAGACGGGTCGTTGCCCTTATAGACCGCAATCTGTCCCTCAGACGTGACGAAGACCGCGTAATCGTCCATCCCGTAGCCAGCGTCCAGCGACCAACTACCCATCGCAACCAGATAGCCGCCACGGTTGAACAGGCTGGAAAAGTTGATGCTCGTCGCCGCACCACCTATCGAGGACGTGGCGAGATACCAGACCTTCATCGAACTCTTCTCGACAAACCAAAGCCGCGACTGATGCACGCAGACATTGATGAGGTTGGTCGTCGTCACGCCCGTAATGGCCGGGGTCGAGACACCATCCACGGCGACCCACGAAGAGCCGTCGTAGAGTTGCGGCTTATCGACCCCGTTAACCATGTACATGTAATTCCCGCCGCTGGTGCCGAAATTGACATGCTGAAACTTGTCTGACGTAAGCCCCGAGACTGCGGCAGCGCCAACCGCGCCGCTGCTGCTCACGTCATAGATGTACTCACCAACCGCCGCAAATAGCTTCTGGTTCCCGCTCGGCGGCGAGTAGCTGCAAACGCTGTTCACCGTGCCCGTCATGCCGGTGGCCCATTCGCTATAGCCGCGCCTCACCGACACGTCATACGGGCTGCAGAAAATGTTGTCCAGAATTACCGCGTCTTCCGGTTTCATCTTCTGGATTGGGTCGCGTGCGTTCCAGCCAGCAACGGGCGCGGACACGCTGACCGTCTGCGCGACCTGATGCCGCCGCAAGGGACGTTGTGCGACCCTCATACGTTCCACGACCCGCTAGAGACCACAATCGCGGGCTGGATCTCATACCGCGCCCCGGACATATCGAGCACCGGCTTGCCAGCATCTCGGGCAAAGGCGTCGTTTACCCGGCGCTCGTACTTGGCGTAATCTTCGGCATAGTCCAAGCCCTTCGCCTGCTTCCAGCGCCAAACGGTCCCAAGGACTAGCAATTGATCGCTCAACTTGGCCGTGTCGTCGTCGTTCGTCCATACTTCGTCCGTCCCGCCAAGGCTGGTGCTAACCCAATTCTTGGATTGGTACTCAAAATAGCACTCGTCGCCAGCGGATGGGACCGGGTTGAAGTAGATAGCGTCCGAGAAGATGCGGAACGAATTGAACGGGCCGGTAATCTGGCTTGCCTTCGCCTGCTGCCAGTCCTGCACGATCTTAGGACCGTACACAGGACGGCGAAGCGAACGATTCCAGATCGTGTCATTGACGATGTAATCAAAGCCCGTTGTGATCGCTGCAAGCGTGCTCTGCACCTCGGTCGCCACGGTCGTGAACGTCGCCTCGCCGCGCAGTGCCTGCCATGCGAACCGCGTGGCCTGCTCCTGCCCCTCTTCCTCCACCAGACTAAGAATCTGCTGTATCTGCAAATCAGTGGACGTAACTGCCGCCGTTGGCGAAGTGATGCCGATGCGCTTGCACACCGTCTGAATGATTTGCAGGCAGTTCATAGTCAGGCCGTCTCAGTCTCCGCACGCCGTCCGCGCTTCTTCTCCTGCGCGTCCAGCCGTGCCATCAGTTGGTCAATCTGTTCCTGCTGCTGGCGCATCGTCTCTTTCGCAGACGCAAGCTCCATCACAACCGGCGACAGGTCTTTTTTCGCCTGCAGTTCGGCCTTCGCCATGTCCCGCAGGACGCGCCCATCAAGGCCAATCTCGCCGAGCGACGAATCTGGCACCGCCGCCAAGTCTTCAAGCGTTTGATACCGGCGCACCAGTTGCTCCCGGCGCGACTTCAAGATGCGTTCCCACGTAATCAGCGGCGTGCCGTGCCGGGGGATTTCCTTGCCCTCGCGGTGCGCGGCCAAGCCCGCCTTGAACTCGCTAACCCATGCGTGGTCGTATCGACCCTCCCTTGCTTCGCGCCCCTTGCGCTCGATGAACTCCTCCGCAAAAAACTCCAGCGGATCGCCCTTGTGTCCGTGCGGCGTAATCAGAATGAAAGTCATCAGGCGCGGCACTTCGTAGCCCGCCTCCTTCGACTTCTCGGGGTCGGAGCCGTGCTCACGGTCTTGGAACATGAAAAAAGGAACTCGGGATGCGGGGTCGGCGTAGGCCATTCAGTTTTTCTCCAGTGCAAAGCGGTAGCGCTTCTATGTAGGCACGGCATGCCCAAATAGAAACGCCCTCCGAAGAGGGCGCCTCAAGCTCAAGGCAAATCGTTAGACGATCTGGCCTTGCGCAAACGGGTTGTTGATGACGGCAGAGCCGTACCCCGTGTAGGTGCCGGTCAGCGTGATCGAGCCGGTAGCGGTGCTGTTCTTGTCGCCAAGGGTCGCAATCGCCGAGCCGGTGTAGATACGCTTACCATCCGGGTCCAGCGCGGCGACAACGGTCGAGGCCGGGATACCCGTACCCGACAGCGCCATGCCGATGAAGAACCCGTCATAGCCGTTCGTCACCAGCGTACCGGTGCCCGACTGCGTAGCAGCGGTAACGGTCACGGTGCCGGTTGCGGCCACGCGGTTGCGGCAGTTCACCAGTTGCTTGCCATTGGCAAGAGTCCCGGCGATACCAGCAGCGGCCACGGCGACGGCGGTATCAGCGGCAACGGTCGCATTCGTCTTGTAGACGCAACGCCCCTCAACCTGAATCCAGCCGTAAACACCGGACGCCATAGGCGCCATCGCAACGCCGAACGGGAAGCCCTGCCCTGCGGTGGACGGCAACAGCGCGCCGTTGAACGCCTCGGTCCACATGACAAGCGAACCTTTGAGGATCGCGTCAGCAGACTTGACGTACATGAACGTGCCCAGACCCCAATAGGGATCGACGGCAACGACCTTGGTGCCCAACGGGTGACGTTGGACGGTATCGGGCACAAACCAATCGTTGAAAGGCTGCGTACCGATATGGGGACCAATTGCTGCGAACATGTTATGGCCCTCCTTCTTAGGCTTTAAGCACGCCCTGGAGGCTGCGGTTGGACACGCCAACGTTACCCTGCCAGATGATGGTTTTCACCATCGCGTCTTGGTTGATGGACTCAACATCGTCCAGCATGGTCATGTTGGCGTCCTGGTGGACGATCATTTCCAAGTAGTCGGTGTTGAGGAAGTAGGCGTGAGCCGCAGGAATGCCGCCCGACGAGTCGAAGAACACGTCTGCGGTCTTGTACTTCATGCCAAGCATGCCGCCCTTGCCGCTCTCGTCCGCCGTGTACCGCTTCAAACTCGACTGCGATTGCTCGTAGAACGTGAAGTAGTCATCGGACATGACGATCAGATCAGGCGTGTCGGTTCCCCGGGTCAGCTTGATCCACAGCGGGAGCATCAGGCTTTCAATCGTGGTGGCGGACGGCGTAATCGCAGAACCACCCTGCAGCGGGGCCGCAGCGGATTGCACGATGTTTTTCCAGAACGTGTAGGTGCTGGAATTGATGCCGCCCACAGTGCCGGTGCCAGCGTCCGCGACCAACGACTGCAAGCCGCCGATCTGGTTCGTGGCCGTGCCGTCGCTGTACAGGTCGATAGACAGACCGTTGGCAAACGAGTGCTGCGCATTTTTCACCTTCGCCTTGACGAAGTTGATGATGCGGTTCTCGCCGCTGTTGGTCCGCATTTCCAGACCGGACACCGCGATATTCACGGCAACCTGACGCCACGGAAATTCCGCCGCCGACAGCACATCGACTGCGCTGATGTTCAGCGTGTCATACCCGCTGTAACGCTGGTAGGTGCTGTTCTCAGCATATTCAAGCGGGCAAACGATGCTCAAGCCGCCATCCTCGACGCGGACACGTCCGCCCTCGGTCAGCTTGCGATAGAGCGCGTTGTGCTTGCTCACGTTATCCGTAATGTCCTTACGGTGATTCCGATAGGTCGTCGAGACCAGTTCGGAAAAGACGGCGAAGTTACCCGCCGAATAACCTTGACCGGGAGAGGCCATGATTGATTCCTTTCAGTGTTTTAGGCGTTCTGCAATCTGCGCAGGGTTGCCCGGATGGTTTCGTCCATAGTTCCTATGGGCTGACTAACCGGCATGGACGGACGACGCGGCACATTGATGCTTGCCGTCTCCCTTGCCGCTTGTGCCTTCTTTGCCGCCTCGTCCCTCGCTGCCTGCAATTGCTGTTGGAGCATTGCGGCGCGGGTCGTCGGATTGGCATAGACGGCCTGCTCATAGGCATCCTCTAGCGTGGTGGCTTGACCGGCTTGTAGAAGCGCAGCCATGTGCCCCCTGACACTTTCGAAATGACTATGTTTTGGATCGGCAGCGAAAGACGCAAGCGTGCTGTTTAGCTCTTGCATCTCCTTTTGCTGACCCTGTTGGGTTTGGTTCTGTATCCACCCCTTCAACTGCACAATCTCCTGCTGGAGCGCATGCACGTTGGGGTCCATTGGTTGCATCTCGGGCAGTTCTTTCAGGTCTACCCCGTAGGACTGCGCGAGATGCTGGAAATACATCTGCTTTTCTTGCGGCGTGCCATACCGCAGCTTGTGATCCGCCGACAGCAGTTCACCGATAGCCACATCGGGCGAAACGCCCAGGCCCTGCAGCGTCTGCATGTGCGGCTGTAATACCCGCTCGATAGAGTCCGCAAACTGTGCTTTCGCCCGGTAGCCTTCAATGCCCTTGTGGAAATCCGCCTCGCGCCGTGCGACCTCGGCCTGCACTTCGGGCGGTAGCGTCGCCCACTTCTCGGCAACCTCTTTCCTCCATGTGTTCGGCGCGGGCGATGCCGTGGTTTCCGGCACTTCCGGGGCAGCTTCCGTGGCAACTTCCGGGGCCTGCTCTGCCGCCTTGAATCTGCCTTGCTCGTCGCGCAACCGCTGCGCCTTCTCTTCGTCCGACTCGACCGGCTTCGCTTCGGCCTCTGGCTCTACGCCCTTTTCACGCAACCCGCGCAGCGTCTCGCGGATCGTGTCGTCCATCGACTTTTCGACGGGTTCGGCTTGTTCAACTTCGTTCGGAACTTCGGGGGTTGCCCCTTCGTTTTCGAGCATTCAACTATCTCCAGACGTAAAAAAACCGCCTCGATGGGCGGTTGGTGTCAGGCTTGTAAGACCTGGGCTTTCTTGCTATCGGGTAACTCTTGCCACGCCTTGCGAACGGTGTGGTCTAGCTTGGCGTCTAACTTGGCATCGTCGTATGCCTTTTGCCTAGCCGCCTCCTTCTTCTCCTGCTCCATACCCTCCCATGGCCGGGTGCCGGTGCGCTTGAAATCCTCTATCCGCTCCCTGCGGCTGGTGATCCACTTGCCCGACGCGGGCGACTCATAGGCCGGGATGTCCACAATGCCCATCGGCACGGTGTAGATGCGCTTTTCCGTCTTCACACCGCAACACTCCGGCGTGTCGAGGAACTGCGCAACGGGGCGCACGTATTCATGCCGCTTGCCGCACTGCAAGCAGGCACTCTCGTAAACTGGCATGGTTCTCCTACAGGATCAGGGCTAAC